GTACCTGCACTTCCGTCCTCACAAAGATCGTAACTTTGTGCCGATCGGCGGCGAGCGGCAGGCCGTCAACCAAGACGCCATTGTTAAACTGATTGGCTGGGCCGGTAACCTCACCTGCTCGGGCAGTCAGTTCCAAGGCGTGTTGATTGCTTAATAGGAGACACGAAAATGACCGTATCTACTTCTAATGTCATTGGCGTGGCTCTCGGCAACGTGGACACCTCACCGCAGTTCAATCTCGGCACGACCGTGAACTTGGACGACGGTGGACAGGCTGTGTACGTTCAGGCGGCTTCAACGGTTGCGACGTATGCGGCGGTTGCCGTGCGCGTGAACAACACCGTTGTCCCGCTGACCACCACCAACTCGGCTGGTAGCAAGGCTGTTGGCTTTGCTCAAGTGTCCATTGCCTCGGCCTCTTATGGCTGGGTGCAGTTGGGCGGTAAGCCGCGTGTCAACGTCGCTGCGGCTTGCGAGCCGTCGGTGCCGTTGTTCACGACTGCCACGGGCGGCGTCCTTGACGACGCAACTGTGACGGGCGGTTTGGTGGCGGGCCTTGTTGCCACGACTTCGGCGGCTTCGGCTTCCGCTGTCACCTGCATCGCGGGCTATCCGCACATCGCCACGGGCGTTGTCGGGTTCTAACGATGCAGCCTCTGGAGATCACGGTACAAGCGGCGGGTACAGCGGAGGAGCTTTGCTCCAACATTCGCTCGGCGCTTGGCCGTGGTCTACCAGAACTGACCCCCACTCCCATTAAGCACGATGGAACATTCGTGTGCGTGGCGAGTGGGTGGTCTATGCCCGATTTTGTAGAGGAAATCAGAGCGCACCGCAAAGCCGGTCGGCCCATCGTGGCGATTAAAGCAGCGCATGACTTCCTGTGCGAAAACGGTATCCAGCCTGATATGTGGGTCAATCTAGACCCGCGTGACCGCACTAGCGGCATCCAGAAGGCAAACGACCGTACCGTGTACCTTGTCGCCTCACGCTGCCCACCCGTCACGTTTGACTACCTCAAGGGCAAAAACGTATGGCTGTGGCACTCATGGGCAGACGGCCCCGAGATGCAGGCGATTGGCCCGAACAAGCTCGCCGTGGGTGGCGGGACGACATCGGGGCTTCGTGCCATCAACATTGGCTATCTGCTCGGGTTCCGCAACTTCGTGCTGTACGGTTACGACAGTTGCAACCGGGCAGATGGCTTAAAGCGGTTTACCGGGGAATACACCGGCCCTGCGATTGATGTGTATGTGGGCGGCCCGACGGGCAAGAAGTTCAACTGCAACATGGCGATGGCCCAGCAGGCCAACGAATTCCAGAAACTGTTTGATGTGATGGGCGACATCACCGTAGATGCGCGTGGCCCCGGCTTAATTGCCGAAATCATGCGAGTGCGTAACCAGCAGGCAAAGGCAGCCTAATGCCTATCCCCTCTCGCGTACTTGGATCGGGCATCAACGGCCTGTCCACCATTGCTATCTGTGGCGATGGTAACGGAAGTGTTACCGCAGCCGGTACGTCAGCGGGCGATGCTACGCAACTCACGTTCGTCTACAACAACGTCACCTCGGGAACGGGCGTGAAGTTGCCGCAGACCGAGCAGGGCGAGACTATTGAAATCGTCAACTCGGGCAGCGATGTGCTGACGGTTTACCCCTACGACACGAATAGTACGATTAATGGTGCGGTTAGCAGCGAGTTGCTCCCCGGTGGCTCTGTGCTGCTGTCGGCCACCTCCAACACGACATGGGTGACGCTGCAAGGCTACAAGCAACTGCCAAAGAAGCGGTACGGCGGCCTAATAGCCACTCCGACGCAAACCATCGCATCGGCCAACGAGGCTACCGCTGTTGTATTTACGACCATCACGCCTGCTTACGGCGTGTCTATCGGAAGCCCTGCTTCGCGTGTGGTGGTAGACGACACGGGCGTGTACGACATCCAGTTTTCAGCGCAAGTGGATAACACTTCGGGCGGCGATCAACAGGTGTGGATATGGCCGCGAGTCAACGGCACCAATGTGCCTGATTCTGCGAGTACACTACGCATTAAAGGCAACGACAGCGAATTGGTTGCCGCATGGAATTTTATGCTGTCCCTCACCGCGGGGCAGTATGTGGAGTTGATGTGGACATCAGATAGCACGAACGTGGTTCTGCTTTCCGCATCGGCAACGTCAGTTTTTCCGGCGATACCCGCCGTGATCCTGACGGTTAACGAAGTGAGTCTGTAATCCCCACAGGAGCAAAGACAATGCCATTAGATAGCGACATCAACAACGCCGACGCCCAACTGCACGTTGAGTTTTACGAGCGCGAGGAAGGCCCAAACAAGGGCAATGTGTACTGCCGTATCCAAGCGCCCGGTGACAAGACTAACGTGATTGACCAACCCATGCGCGAGGAACATAAAGCACGGTTCCCGCGCCAATGGCTGTACTTCCAAATGCAGCAGAGCGAAGGCGCTGCGGCACAGATCGGCACCCCGCTGTCGCAATGGCAGAAAGATTGCCCTGATGATGTGAACAAAGACCAGATCGCAGAACTGTCTATTATGAAGTTCTTGACCGTGGAGCAACTCGCCCTCGCCTCTGACGCCCAGATGCAGCGCGTCGGCATGGGCGGGCTGGGACTGCGCGAAAAAGCGCGGCAGTACCTAAACGTTAAGAATCGTAAAGACAGCAATGCTGAACTGGAAGATACCAAGCGGCAGTTAGCCGAGTTGCAAGCGCAAATGGCGGCCTTGATGGAGGATAAGCCTCGTCGTGGTCGCCCGCCGAAAGAACTAACGGAGGCATAGCATGGGCAGCACGATGGTTGAACTCATACAGGAATGTACCGAGGAGCTCGGTATTCCTACGCCGTCCACCGTCGCTGGCAACAACAGCCAAGACGTTGTGCAGTTGCTCGCGTTGATGAACGCTTGCGGGTATGAGCTTCTCCGTCGTGCTGATTGGCGCGAACTAACACGCCAGCACACCTTTTACACCGAGGCCACAACGGCTACGGGTAATTGGGTCAACGGTGTCGCCACGATCACCGGCCTTGCCTCTACGGCGGGGTTGGACACGACCTATCAGGTGCAAGGGGTCGGCATTCCTAACGCCACCTACATCACCTCCGTCGGCCCTACGAGCGTCACGCTTAACTATCAGGTTACAGAGACGGTGGTAGATGGTCAGGTCATCTTCCAAAAGGTGAAGTACGGCCTTCCCGCTGATTACAACAGCACGGTCAACCGCACTCATTGGGACAAAAGCAAGCGTTGGGAAATGCTCGGCCCCGAGTCGGCGCAGCAATGGGAATGGCTGTTGTCGGGCTACATCAGCACCGGCCCCCGTATCCGCTGGCGTCTGCTCGGCAAGTACTTCCAGATTTGGCCGGGTACGAACGGCGGCGAGTTGCTCGGCTTTGAGTACCGCAGCAAGGCGTGGGCAGAGTCAGCAGACGGCACACCGAAAAACAGCTTTACGGCTGACGACGATACTTGCATCTACCCTGATCGCCTCATGGTGCTTGGCACCAAACTCAAATACTTTGAGGCGAAGGGCTTTGACACAACCGCTCTCTACCGCGATTACCTCATGGAGTTTGAGACGGCGGTAGCGCAGGACACGGCATCGGCCAACCTCTCGTTTGCCCCGCGACCGGGTACGGTGTTGATCGGCTACGACAACATCCCTGACAGCGGCTACGGCACGGAAAGCAACTGATGGCTTCTCCCGTCCGTAGACGGCTAATCCAGCGCACGACAAACAACGTCGCGTCTCTGCCTGCCCCCGTGGGCGGGTGGAACGCCCGTGACTCGCTCGCCAACATGGCTCCAACTGATGCCGTGACGCTAAACAACCTTTTTCCGGGTGTATCTAGCGTGTCGTTGCGCGGCGGGTATACCAAACACGCCACCGGCATGACGGGACAGGTGGAAAGCCTGCTTGTCTACAACGCTGGCACCAACGATAAGATGTATGCCGTCGTTGGCGGCAACATTTACGAGGTCACGACGGCGGGCGCAGTTGGCGCGGCCAAAGTTACAAGCCTGTCCAACAGCCGCTGGGAATACACCAACATTACGACCGCAGGCGGTGGGTATCTGTATACCGCTAACGGCGTGGATAAACCGTTGCTGTTTGACGGCACAAGCTGGACGCCGATTGATGGCGCATCGTCGCCTGCCATTACAGGCGTTACCACAACGAGCTTGATACAGCCGACGTTGTTCAAAAACCGGATGTGGTTCATCCAAAAGGACACGCTCAAGGCATGGTATCTGCCGACAGCCTCGGTGGGCGGTGCGGCGCAGGTTCTTGACCTGTCATCGGTCGCGCACTTGGGCGGCACGTTGGTAGCGATGGCTTCATGGACGATTGACGCAGGCTACGGCGTGGACGACAACCTTGTTTTCGTTACCGATCAGGGCGAGGTTATCGTTTATCGCGGAACCGACCCCTCTAGCGCCTCCACATGGGCGCTAATTGGCGTCTGGATCATTGGCGCACCGATTTCACGCCGCTGCTTGCAGAAATATGGCGGTGATTTGCTGATTTTGACGTTAGATGGCCTGATTCCGTTCGCCTCGGCGCTGCAATCGTCTCGCCTAGACCCGCAAGTAGCCCTATCGGACAAGATTCAGGGTGCTTTTGCGGCAGCGGCACGGCAATACAAGAGCAGTTTCGGTTGGGGATTGCTGTACAACCCATTAAACAACGCTTTAATCGTCAACATTCCCACGGCTGTCGGCAACCAAGAGCAGTTTGTGATGAACAACATCACAAAAGCGTGGTGCAAATTTACCGGCTGGGCGGCTAATTGCTTCGCCTTGCTGAACGATAAACCGTATTTCGGCGGTGATGGCTATGTTGCCGAGTGTTGGACGACCGGATCGGGCGCAACGGGCTTCAACGACGACGGTATTGCTATCAACACGCAGGCGCTACAGGCGTTCAACTACTTTGAAACGCGGGGTGTGATTAAGTATTTCACCCGTGGTCGCCCGACCATCTATAGCAACGGCCAGCCGACTATCAACATCGGCATGAACGTGGATTTCCAGACCAACGCCGACCTCGGTGCGCTGTCCTTCGTGACGACGCAATACGGTCTGTGGGACGTTGGGCTGTGGAATCAGGCGGTATGGGGTGCTGACCTCATCATCACCAACAACTTTGTGGGTATCCAAGGCATCGGATATTGCGGTGGGTTGGTTTTCAACAGCACTAGCAAGAACGTCTCCTTGGAATGGGCATCAACGGACGTTGTGTATCAACTCGGATGGGCTGGCGCATCGTAAGCGGCCCCCATGTGGGCCATTGGGTTATGTCGCGCACGGACGGCGGCTACAACGCCGACCGTTCTGTTGCCATTGGCCTTGAGAAAGACGGTGAACTAGTCGCCGGTACGGTTTATGAGATGTGGAACGGCAGATCGGTCGTTTGTCACATCACTTGGGATCAAGTTACCCCGGCCTACTTAGCCGCTGTATACGATTATCCCTATAACGTCTGCAATGTTGATAAGATAATAGGGCCGATTTCCAGCAACCATACCCGGGCGCTGAAACTGGTCACGAAAATGGGGTTTTCCGAGGAAG